TCGGAACAGCCGCTTCAGGAACTACTGGTGAAATCAGAGCGACTAATCAGATAACAGCTTATTATTCTGATAAGAGATTGAAGACTGACATTGTTCCTATAAGCAATCCCATCGATAAGATAATGAGTATATCCGGTGTAACTTATAGAAGCAATCAAATCGCAGCTAGTTACGGTTATACGGATGACGGCGAACAGGTTGGAGTTATCGCCCAAGAAATTGAAGCCGTGTTGCCACAAATCATTAGACCGGCGCCATTCGACACCGACTATGTTGATGGAAAACTTGTTTCTAAATCTGGTGAAAACTATAAGACAGTTCAGTATGAAAAAATCATACCTTTATTAATTGAAGCGATCAAAGATCAACAGAGACAAATTGAAGAATTGAAAAATAGAGGTTAGTAATGTCAACAATTTTGAATAGTTCTGGAATAGTTTTCCCTGATAGTACGACACAAACCACTGGTTCTTCACAACTTACTAGAATAAGCAGTAACATACCAGTTTTTAATATGCAATATAGTGGAAGCGATTACGCTATTAGTAACGCGACTCAGACAAAAATGATTTTGAATACAAAAAATTTTGATAGTCATGGTGGTGTGGACACAACAAATTATCAATACACTATTCCTATAAATGGATATTATAGAATCAATTACGGCGCTTCATTACATGGTTATTATTATGTAACATCAAATTTATATGGCATGACATATTATGAAATGCAACTAAGAGTTAACGGAACTGATGTAGAAAATGGTGGTTTATATTATCAATCTGGATTCGGAAATTATGGTATGGCATTTATAGGTCAATCTGCTTCTACATTATTCTATTTGAGTTCTGGTACAATTTTGTCTCTTTACGCGCAAGGAAATGTGTTTATATATGGTTCTGGTATCGCGGTTCAAAGTTCTTTTTTATCTGGTCATTTAGTTAATTAAGGTTAATATATGTCAACTATTTTAACAAACACAGGAGTAACATTTCCAGACGGATCAACACAAGCTTCTTCCGGATACACTCCACATGTTGTTTGTAAAGCATATATTACAACTTCTCCTACCATTACAACTTCTCCTAGTAGTTGGGCGTTAGTCCCAATTAATGCTGCGACTTATGATAATTCAGGTTCTTTCGACGCAACAAATCATAGATTCGTAATTCCTAATACTGGTTACTACTGTGTTTCTTATTTGGTTGGCGTTGGTTCGCCCGTATCATATTTTGGTACAGCGATAGGTGTTAATGGAACACCTCTTTTTTCAGAAAATATTTTTCAAGGTGATGGTACATCTAATCCTAGTGCCGGGTTCATAATGAAAGGGACTTCAATTCTTACTTTTAATTCCGGTGATACCGTAAGTGTATATGTAATGGGTTACGGAAATATTTCGTATTCTGGTTGTTGTTGTTGTGTAACAAATTATAGTTATCAAATAACCGCCGCAGTTTTAGATATTCATCAAATACGTTTTTAGGATTTTAATTATGTCAACATCAATTAACAATTCAGGTATAACATTCCCAGATAGTACTACTCAAACCAGTGCTGCAATTCAAAACAGTAATATACCCGTATTATCAGTGTATTATTCTTCGTCGATGTCAATATCCAAAGCAACGTATACTGTTGTAAAGTTTGACACCATAGTTCTAGATACTCACTCTGGTTGGAATTCTAGCGGAAATTATTACACAGTTCCGATAAGTGGATATTATCAAATAAATGCTGCTACCGGTATTACAGCTTATGATCTTAATGTTGCACTTACAGTAATTAGTTCAAGCAGCGGATTAAATTACCAAAGTGGTCAGATGAACGGATATTATAATTATGCATATGGTTATCAAATAGGTATTGGAGCTAATCTTTTATCTAATGCAGATACTATCTATTATCTAGCGGCAGGAACTACTGTTTATGTTCTAACATTAGGAACCACTGGTGCTTCAACATTAACTAATTACGGTAATCGTTTACAACTTTATTATATCAGATCATAAGAGGAAATCATGGCAGACTTACATCTTGGACTTATTATTTTATATCCCGAATTACAAGCAAATATTACGCCGTTTATTGATGGTAAAACTATCGTTCTACAAGATGATAGCGACGGTAAGGGACCGTATATAAAAACTTGGAATTATACACAACCAGAACCAACTCTCGAAGAAGTTATTACCGCTTCAACATCGAACGCCGCTTTGGCTTATGTTGCCAATGTAACGGCTCAATTCGCAAACGTATCTTCTAATAATACTATATTAAATCCTATTAATCAACCAGTTATAAATATTGCTAATACACCACAACCTATATCTACGGGTACGCAGACTATATGACGATAACTACGATAGCTCCGGCACATTCTTTTGTTTATGATGGAGCAAGATTAAATATCTATCACGCTGATAAGGGTCAAGGATTACCAAAGCATACTCATGTTTACGCACATGCAACGTTTTGTACTTCGGGTTCTTGTATATTGAGAAAAGAAAATAAAGAAGTTATGTTTAATAAAGACACACAGCCCGCGAATCTAGTTGAAAACGAATGGCATGAGATAGAAGCGTTGGAAGATAATACAGTATTCATCAACGTATTTTCAGAAGGTAAATTCTAATGGCATTACCAACGAATAGACAACAATTTAAAGATTACTGCCTAAGAAAATTAGGCGCTCCGGTAATCGAAATCAACGTTGATAATGACCAAGTAGAAGATCGTATTGATGAAGCTCTTCGTTATTTTTGGGATTATCATTTCGACGGCGCGGATAAAATTTATTTCAAATATCAAGTACAGCCACAAGATATAATAAACCGTTATGTAACAATGCCGGAAAATATCATTGGTGTTGTTAACCTATTTGAAATTGGTCAGGCTCTTAATACAAATAACTTATTTAATATTCGTTATCAGATAGCCTTGAATGATTTGTATACTCTTACTTCAGTTTCAATGGTTCCATATTATATGGCCATGCAGCATGTTCAGTTTCTTGAACAAATGCTGGTTGGTAAACAACCATTAAGATATAATCGTCATATGAACCGTTGTTATATCGATATGGATTGGAGTATTATCAATCCAGGTGATTATTTAATTATTGAAGCGTATCAAATTATCGACCCCGATCAATTTCCACGTTGTTGGGGCGATCGTTGGTTGGCTCGTTATGCAGAATGTCTTATTAAAGAACAATGGGGCCAAAATTTAAAGAAGTTTGAAGGTATGCAAATGCCTGGTGGTTTGAAATTTAATGGTCAAAAAATTTATGATGAAGCTGTTACAGAAAAGGCTGCTTTAGAAAAAGAAATGATTTACACTTACAGCTTACCGGTGACGGATTTAATTGGGTAGGACACTCGATTTACTAAATACTTTTTATATAGTATAATATATTTTACCTTATAAGGAGTATTTAAATGGAAAAGTATGGATTTGTATATCTTTGGTTTGATAAAAAACGTAAAATGTATTACATTGGTTGTCATTGGGGGAATGTAAATGACGGTTATATTTGTTCTTCCAACAGAATGAGAGATGCTTTCAGAAGAAGGCCAGAAGATTTCAAAAGAAAAATATTAACCACAAACATTTCCGACAGAAATCAAATGTTTGAAGAAGAACATAAATGGTTTTCTTTTATTAAAGAAGAAGAATTGGGCAAAAAATATTATAATTTGCGCAAACATAAATGGGGTCATTGGACGACGGATACAAATTCATCTTTGACAATAAAACAAAAAATCTCAGAAAAAACTAAAGAAGCAATGTATCGTCCTGATGTCCGAGAAAAATATCTTGCTGGTTTAGAAAAAAGAGATAATAAATCCTGGGATAAAGAAATTTTAGAAAAACGTCGTCAATCTATGATTAAAACTATGGCCGAAAAATTTCCAATTGAAAATAGATATAATCCTCCAAAATTCGGTTCTGAAGAATATCGTGAAAATATGGCAAAAATTATTAAAAAATCTTGGGAATCAAGAGATAAAGAATTAATCGGTAAAAAAATATCTGAATCATTAATTGGTAAACCAAAAACTGGAAAGGCCGCAAAGGGTCATATTAAATCAGAAGAATTGCGCAAAAAAATATCTGAATCAAATAAAAAAGCAAAAGTGGACCGTAGTGGAAATTTTTGGTGGAACAACGGTATTATAAATAAAAGAAGTAAAGAATCTCCCGGGCCAGAATGGGTTAAAAATAAATTGCCACATAATAAATCGTACAATTCTGAAAAAATGAAAGAAATATGGGCCAAAAGAAAATCTGGCGAATTACCAATGCCTTCTTATAAAAAATCAGGAGGCTAAAATCGCTACATCGTTTTTCTTTAATAACTACCAATCATCACAAGAACAATTACTTATTGAGAATTTGATTATCGAATCAATTCGCATATACGGGGAAGATATGTTGTACATTCCCCGTAAAATCAATAATTATGATTCTATTTACGGTGCTGACGATCAATCTAGCTACGAACAAGCATTTCCTTTGGAAATTTATATTAAGAATATAGATGGTTTCAAAGGCGACGGTAATTTTATGTCTAAATTTGGTATTGAAATAAGAGACCAAGTTATATTTTCTATGGCTCAAAGAAGATTTCAAGAAGAAGTTGGAACATTTACAACTCAACCAAGACCAAACGAAGGCGATTTAATTTATTTTCCTTTGAATAAAAAATGCTTTCAAATTAAATTCGTTCAAAAATTTGAGATGTATTATCAACTCGGGGCTCTACAGACATGGGAAGTAACGTGCGAATTATTCGAGTATTCTAACGAAATATTCAGTACCGGTATTCCTGAAATTGATATACTTCAAAAGAACTTCGATACAAACCAACTAGATTTTACTATTATGAATGAAAATAGTTACGCTTTACTTAATGAAAATAACGATTATATTGTTGTAGAAAACGCTATACTTAAGACACAAGTTCAAAATTCTGATAATCAAGAAATATCAGACGAATCAGATCGTTTTATTGATTTCAGTACTAAAGACCCATTCGCTGAAGGATTTTAATATTGTTTGGTCAAAATTTTTATTTCTCGCTTATAAGAAAATACGTTATTCTAGTTGGAACACTTGTCAACGATATAGTAATAATAAAAACAGATAAATCCGGAAATCAAACTGGAATTATTAAAGTACCTGTTACTTACGCTCCTAAAGATAAAATGTTGGCGCGTGTGTTACAAGACCCTGACATATCAAGACAAACCGCGACACCAACGCTCCCATTAATTTCTTTTGAAATGGGCCAAATAAGATATGACGGAACTAGAAAATTAAACACTGTTGGTAAAATCGCCGTAAAAAAAGATTCTAATAATTTCAAATATCAGTACAATCCGGTACCTTATAATTTCGAATTTAAAGTTTATATTTACGTTAAGAATACTGAAGATGGAACAAAAATTATCGAACAAATTTTACCTTATTTCACACCCGATTGGACAACAACCGTTAAATTGATTCCGGAAGTTGAAGAAATAAAAGATATACCTGTTATTTTGAACGACGTTAAATATGAAGATACTTACGATAAAGATTTTAAAGAACGCAGAGCTATTATTTGGACGTTAGATTTAACTCTCAAAGGTTATCTTTATGGTCCTGTTAAATCTGCCGGAATTATTAAATTTATCAACACTACTTTTTATATACCAAACGGTGTTCCGGACGGTCAGTTACAAAATGCGGTGGGTAATACTTCTCCTTCGGAAAAAATATCTATACAACCTGGTTTGACGGTCAACGGAACTCCTACCTCAAATATATCTTTAACCATACCGTATCAAGAAATCGAAGTTTCCGATGATTACGGTTTCATTGATATTATAACCCCTAACGATGATTTAATATGACAGAAAATTTAATATATAAAAAAGATTATTATGGTTTCGTTTATCTTTGGTACGATTTGTTTAGGGATAAACTTTGTATTGGTTCTCATTTCGGGGCTTTAACCGACGGATATACAACTAGCACAGGACATTGTAAATTTGCTATTAAAAAAAGACCAAATGATTTTAGAAGAATTATATTATATTTACATATAGAGGATAATGTTAAATCTTTAAGAGAAAAAGAACAATTATTTTTAGACAATATACCAGAAGATTTACTTGGAAAATATTTTTATAATCTTAAAAAATTTGCAATTGGCGGCGGCGTAATTGGTTCTAAAAAATCAGAAGAAACTAAATTAAAAATTTCTTTGGCCCAAAAAGGTAAAAAAAGAAATCAAATTTTTAATATTAAAGGATTAATTGCTCCAAAACCAATTAAAACATGTAACTTTTGTAATAAGAAAATGGATATTGGTAATTATACTAAATATCATGGAAAAAATTGCAAATGTAACCCAAATGTTGATAAACTTATATTAGAAAAAAGAACTATTATAGCAAAAAAGGCAGCAAAAATTTCTGTTGAAAATAGAATTAAGAGTTTAGAAAATGAATAATGCTAATAATGACCCTATTGGCAAAGCTTTGGGGGTAACGCCAATTGAAAATATTGAAAACAAAATAGAATCAATAAACAATTTGATAAAAGATAGTCATAATGATTCGGCTGCAAAAGATTTTGAACTTGCTCGCGCTAATATTCACGAAATAATAGAAGATGGCAAAGAAGCTTTATTTAAATTATCAGAAATTTCTTCTTCAAGTCAACACCCGAGATCTTTTGAAGTTTATGCGAAACTTATGGAAACTTTAATTAATGCTAACGAAAAATTATTAGAATTACAACTAAAAATCAGAAACATTTCTTCTATTGACGAACCATTGAACTCACAAGCAAAAACTATAAACAATAATTTGTTCGTTGGTTCAACCGCCGAGCTACAAAAAATGTTATTAGATATGAGAAATAACAATGAAGGCGGTTAAAACCTACAACGGAAATATGCTGCTGAAGCGCGCGGGTCAAAATATTGAATGGACTCCTGAGCTTATTAAAGAATATATGAAATGTGAAAAAGATCCGATATATTTCATCGAAACTTATATGAAAATCATAAGCGACGATGGTTTGGTTGGTTTCAAATTATATCCTTATCAAAAAAAGATGATACGATCTTTTGCTGAAAACCGTTTCAATATTGTAACAACCGCAAGACAGGCAGGTAAATCAACGACGACTTGCGGTTTTATTCTTTGGTTTATTATTTTCAATTCAGAAAAAACGGTCGCCTTACTAGCTAACAAAGGTGATACTGCCAGAGAAATTCTCGGTAAAGTGCACTTCGGCTATCAACACCTTCCTAAATGGTTGCAACAAGGTGTTGAAAAATGGAATGAAGGTTCTATGGAATTAGAAAATAACTCAAGAGTTATAGCTTCTGCAACTTCCGCTGATGCTATCCGTGGTTATTCTATTGATCTTCTATTCATCGACGAAGCAGCACACATTGATAATTGGCAAGAGTTTTTTACGTCAGTGTTTCCGACAATTTCTTCTAGAAAAAGCTCTAAAGTAGTTCTAGTTTCAACGCCGAACGGTTTGAATCATTTTTATAAAACTTGGGCTCTTGCCTTGGAAGGCAAGAATGGTTACACTCCAATTAAAGTTGATTGGAGAGAAGTACCTGGAAGAGACGAAGAGTGGAAACAAAAAATGCTTGAGGGTCTTAATTTTGACCTTGAAAAATTTGCTCAGGAAAACGAATGTGAATTTCTTGGCTCTTCCGGAACTCTTATTGCCGGTTGGAAATTAAAAGAATTAGTACCAAGAGCCCCTATAGTTGAAAAAGAAGGTCTTATTCAATATTTCGCGCCAGAAAAAGATCATATGTATCTGATGATTTGCGACGTTTCTAGAGGTAAAGGATTAGATTATTCGGCTTTCCAATTAATTGATGTTACAAAGATGCCTTATCAACAAGCAGCTTTATATAGAAATAATGCTGTTACGCCTGTAGATTACGCTGAAGTTATTCATAGAGTAGCTAAAGCATATAACAACGCTTCTGTTCTTGTTGAAGTTAATGATATTGGAGAACAAGTTTCTCATACGCTACATTACGATTTCAGTTATGATAACGTTCTATTCACAGAAAATGCTGGTAGATCGGGTAAAAGAATCACCTCCGGATTTGGTGGAAAAGGCGTTGACAAGGGTATTAGAACTACCAAAATTGTTAAATCTATAGGTTGTTCTATTTTAAAACTTCTTGTTGAACAAAATCAACTTATAATTAACGATTTTCATACAATCGCTGAATTAGCCACGTTTTCTAAAAAAGGTACAAGTTACGAAGCAGAACCAGGATGTCACGATGATTTGGTAATGTGTTTGGTTTTGTTTTCTTGGTTGTCAGAACAACAATATTTCAAAGATTATACTAACATAAATACTCTGATGTCTTTAAGAGAAAAGACGGAAGAAGATTTAGAACAAGATATGTCACCATTTGGTTTTGTTTTTGATGGTAGGGATGAATACGACGAAACGATTGAAAAGTTTGTGCCCGATAGTTGGATGTGGAACGTAAATCAAGATTTTTAATAAATAAAAATAAATTATACCATAGAATCCCATAAAGGAGACCTTAAAAATGCCAGTTCAACTTAGCCCAGGTGTAAATGTTACCGAAATTGATCTTACTACAATTGTTCCTGCCGTATCCACTTCAACAGGCGCCATCGGCGGCGTTTTTGCTTGGGGTCCAATCGGCCAGGCAGTTTTAGTTGATTCAGAACCAAATCTTGTTTCGAATTTCGGCGAACCTTCAAATCTTAACGCGGAAACTTTTTTCACAGCTGCTAACTTCTTAGCTTACGGAAATTCGCTTTACGTTTCTCGTGCCGCAAACACTGCAGGCGCAACACCAGCTCTTTCTTTTTATTCTAATTCAGTTTCTAGTTCTAATAGTAGCACTTTCATTGGTAATACAAGTCAGCTTACAAATGGAATGTACGTAGCTCAGTCAAGCAATAGTTCTATTGTTAGCGGTTCTTTGGCAACTACTATAACAGTTGTTAACTCTACAGCTATTAGTATTCCTTCGGTCGTAACAACTTCTAACACTCCTTTGAATCTTTATTTCGCAAACCCAGGTACATCTTATACAGCAGTTGCTTTGGCTTCTAACTCAGCAGTTGTTGCCAACCTTGTTAATCAGATTGTCGTAAATTCAGATCATTATTACGCCAATTCAATAAATAATTTTGATTCAAACGTGCTTTATGTTGCAAAATATCCAGGAAATATTGGTAACTCATTAAGAGTTGCAGTTTGTGATTCGGCCACAGCGTTTTCTTCAAATATAGCTATTTCTGGTTACGCAAATACAACTTCTGCTTATGCAAATTCATCAACGGGTCATTCTTATACTGGTCTATTTACAACAAGTATCGGAAGTAACACAGCTTCTCTAGTATTGACCCCAGGATCTGGAGGTTTCGTAACAGAAACAAATGTTGCAGCTTCAGCGGTTTATAACGATTTCACTGTAGGTGATAATATAGTTGTTGGTAATAATTCTATTGGTTTTCAATATCTTTACATAACTAATATTTCTAATGTTGTAACTAATAGCAGCGTTTCTTCTATAACTTTCAATTTTCAGTCTCCATTAAGACTTCATACGGCTTATACATCAAATACTTCTATACAGAGATATTGGGAATTTTATAACGCTGTTGGTACCGGTCCAGGACAGTCTCAGTGGGTTCAGAACAACGGAAATACAGCCGCTCAAGATCAGCTTTCGGTTGTAGTCGTTGATGATAACGGAATGTTCACTGGAACTCCCGGTACAATTCTAGAAACATATAAGAACGTTTCCAGAGCTTCAGACGCTCTTAACTTAGATGGTTCAACTAATTATTATGTAAACGTTATTAATAAAAATTCTAAATATATTTGGTGGGCTAACGATAGATCAGGAGCTGCTTCAGCAACTGCTGTGAATATTTCTTCATCAACTAATCTAAACCCTGGTGACTATATATTAACTCTAGGCGCTGACGGTTATTCAGAAACTACTGCTCCACTTTCTATTCTTGGTACAGCTTATAATTATTTCGCGAACAAAGAAAATATTCAAGTCGATCTAATCATGCAAGGATATCCTGCGGGAGCGGCTGGTCAAACTTATCAGCTTGCAAATTATATTATTGATAACATTACAACTCAAAGAATGGATTGTGTTGCTTTCATCAGCCCAGATAAATCTTTGATGCTTAATAATTACAATCAAGAAGCTACATCTATCGTTAATTGGGTTGCAAATAATCTACATTCAACGTCATATGCCGTTATTGATTCCGGTTATAAGTATCAATACGATAAGTATAATGACATCAATCGTTGGATTCCATTAAACGGGGATATTGCTGGTCTATGTGCCAGAACAGATCAAACCAACGCTCCTTGGTGGTCACCAGCTGGTCTTAATAGAGGTCAAATTAAAAACGTAATTAAGCTTGCTTATAATCCAAGTCATACAAGTAGAGATGTTCTTTATTCTAATAACGTTAACCCGGTTATTACGCTTAAGGGAACTGGTACTATTCTTTATGGCGATAAGACTTATCAGACTAAACCTTCGGCGTTTGATCGTATTAACGTTCGTAGATTGTTTATTGTTCTTGAAAGAGCTATTTCCACAGCTGCAAAGTATTCTCTATTCGAGTTTAACGATGCGTTTACACAAGCTCAGTTCAGAAACCTTGTTAACCCTTATCTAAGAACGGTTCAAGGACAGCGCGGTATCACTGATTATCTCGTTGTTTGTGATGCAACTAATAATACTCCTGCAATCGTTGATGCTAATCAGTTTGTTGGCGACATTTATATTAAACCAGCAAGAGCAATCAACTTCATTCAGTTGAACTTTGTGGCTGTGGCTACTGGAGTTCAATTCTCGCAAATTGTTGGTAATTACTAATAAATAGATAAGAACTCTAAGGGAGTAATATAAATGCCTTTTAATATTAACACATTCAAAACAAATGGTCTGGTATACGGTGGTGCCAGACCATCACTATTCAACATCACTCTATCAGTTCCTGCGGGTATTGGTATAGACAGCGTTTCTGTACAAAAGTTTACTTTGGTTGCTCGTGCCGCCGAACTTCCTCCTTCCCAAGTTTCTTCTTTCGACGTAGGTTACTTCGGCCGCAAGATTAAATTGGCTGGAGACCGCACTTTTACAGATTGGAATGTAACAGTAATGAACGATGAAGATTTTTCTGTTCGTTCAATGTTTGAACTTTGGTCAAACGCTTTAAATCGTCTTGAATCAAACGTTCGTGACGCAGCGATTGATACTGAACTTTATAAGACAGATCTTCAAATTGCTCAGTACGCCAAAACAGGCGAAATGATCAGAGAATATACAATGTACGGCGCTTTCCCAACTAATATTGGCGCTATCGCTCTTGATTGGGATACGCAAAATACTATTGAAACTTTTCCTGTTACCTTCGCTTATGATTATTGGCTTCCAACAGTTGAAACTTCTACAAAACAAGCTGGCGGTACAAATACTTATGAAGGCGCTGCAACTACAAATGGTCCTCTTGGACCGAATTGATATATAGTATATACAGTACTGTGAAAGGTAAATTTTAACATGGCAGAACTTTTTGGTTTTGAATTTAAACGTAAACAAGCACAGGAAACATTACCGTCGTTTGCTCCTAAAGATAGCGACGACGGTGCTGTTGTTGTAGCGGCTGGTGGTTCTTACGGTACATACGTAGACCTTGACGGCACGGTAAGAACAGAAGCCGAACTTGTTACAAAGTATAGAGAAATGGCTTTACAACCAGAATGTGATGCTGCGGTTGATGAAATTGTTAACGAATCAATGTCGATAGATGAAGAAACCATCGTCGACATTAATCTTGATAACGTTAAAATATCAGATAATATCAAAAAAGTTATTAGAGAAGAATTTCATAATTGTTTGAAAATTTTAGACTTTAATAAACACGCTTACGATATCTATCGCCGTTGGTATATTGATGGTCGCCTATATTATCACGTTATAGTTGATCAAGCAAATCAAAAAGACGGTATTAAAGAAGTACGTTATATTGATCCACGTAAAATTCGTAAAGTAAGAGAAGTATCAAAAAAGAAAATTATGGCGGGAGGTGATAACGCTGGAGATGCAGTTATTCCTAAAACGATCAATGAATATTACGTATTCAACGATAAAGGTTTCAGTTACGGAAATAAAACTACGGGGCCAGCTACTACTGGTCTCAAAATTGCCAAAGATTCTATTTTACATATCACTTCTGGTTTGACAGATAATCAAGGCACTTTAGTTCTTTCTTATTTACACAAAGCGATTAAGGCTCTTAATCAACTTAGAACACTTGAAGACGCTTTGGTCGTTTACCGTTTAGCTCGCGCGCCGGAGCGCAGAATTTGGTATATTGACGTAGGTAACTTACCTAAAATGAAAGCCGAACAATACGTTCGAGACATTATGGTTAAACATAAAAACAGATTAATTTACGACGCCTCATCAGGCGAAGTAAGAGACGACCGCAAATTCATGACTATGTTGGAAGATTATTGGCTTCCACGTCGTGAAGGCGGAAGAGGTACGGAAGTTACTACCCTTCCGGGCGGTCAAACTTTAGGTCAAATGGACGACGTTTTATATTTTCAAAAGAAATTTTATCAAACGCTCAATGTGCCAGTAAGCAGACTCAGTTCAGATTCGTTGTTTTCTATTGGCAGAGCAACAGAAATTACTAGAGACGAATTAAAATTCGCTAGATTTGTTATACGTTTAAGATCAAAATTTTCTCAATTATTCATTAAAATGTTGGAAAAACAGCTGGTCCTCAAAGGCGTAATGACTATTGAAGACTGTGAATCAATTATTTCTGATATCAA